AAGCCAGATTATATTTGTATAGAGTCTGCCATCATGGTAAAATCTCAAGCAGTCGCTATTCACATGGCTATGATCGTTGGCGTCCTCATATCTGAATTAGCATTGGACTCTAAGAGAATAATTACTGTCCCGCCGATACAATGGCAATCTTACATAAAAAATAATAATTTAACAAAGGCTCAGAAAGAACAGATCAAATTAGACAATCCAGGCAAATCAGATAATTGGTACAGAAATTATGCAAGAAATGTGCGTAAACAAAAAACTTTAGATTATTTTAACAACATGTTTTACATAAGTCTAGATGATCACGATGTTGGCGATGCCTTTGGGCTTGCATATTATGCTCATAAGAATTTGGTGACACATGGCTAAACTATATGAAAATAAGGCTTATCTTACTAAAAGATATGCGGTAGAAAAGAAAAGTCTTGAAGAGATAGCAAAAGAATGTGGAGTCAGCCACCAGACTATTTATAGATATCTGACTAAATTTGGATTAATTAGAGATCAAAGGAAGTTAAAAAGATGATTGAAAAAACTTGGGAAACGATGTTTGAAGACATAAATGAAATGAAGGATGTGCGCGAACGAATCTCTCCAAAAACTAATACACAGTCGGCTATTGAGCAAGAGTGCAAAAGAATATCAAACATGCTAATCTCCAAAAATAAATCATACGGAAACTCTGTATTAGAACCAGTAAGGGTATTTTCTAAATCAAATACTATTGAACAAATTAAGGTTCGAATTGATGATAAATTGTCTAGAATAGAGCGTGGATCAGAGTTCATTGGCGAAGACACCCTTGACGATCTGATAGGTTATCTGGTATTATTGAGTATTGCACAAAAGGAGACATGGAAGTAATGCCGTTATATACCTTTACATGCATTGAATGTGACAAATCACATGAGATGCTTTTAAAGATGGAAGAGCGAAATAATGCTATTTGTCCAGACTGTGGCGTAAGGTTGGTAAGAAATATTGATTCACCAGGAATGGTCTGGGCTCCAACCCGTGGCGGAAGCGGTTTTGCCACTTAATAAAGGAGAGTCATGTCTAAGAAAAGGGTTAATGATTCCGAAGAACAGCCATCGTATAAGGTTAATCCAGATATCTCAGTATTCTATGAACTAAAGTTTGGAAAGAATATCATTAAACCAGGAGATTCGCTAAAATTTAAAGATATTCGCGGATCTTTCAGATTTATTAGACTTGCTCACAATATTAAGAAAGATGTTACTTGGATAGATTGTTACTCTCCTTCTACAGGAGAATATCGCTCATTCTATGTTGAAAAACTAAAGGGCGTTGTCCATGCTAAAAAAAGTATTAGGAAGAAGATGAATGTCAACTGATGTAGTTCTCGCAGAACGCTGGGAAAAGATTAATAAAGTTGTTGATGTATTCCTTAAGGGAACAACTAATCCTGCCGCTATTGCAAGAGCAACTGGATTTAAACGGGCGGAAGTACAAGAATATCTTGATGAGTGGAGATCTGTTATTCAAAGTGATAGACAGATACAGATGCGTGCAAGAGAGGCTTTATCTGGGGCCGATCGGCACTACTCCATGTTAATTGAGGAGGGTTGGGATGTTATTAATCAGGCTGGTACAGTTGGAGATCTGGGTAAAAAGACTGCTGGCATTAAGATCGTCGCGGATATTCAGCAAAAGCAGATAGACATGCTCCAAAAGGCTGGGCTTATTGAGGATAGCGAAATCGCTCAACAAATCATTGATACTGAGCGTAAGCAAGAAATATTGGTCAAGATTCTTAAAGAGGTCGTGGCAGACTGCGATCATTGTAAGAGAGAAGTCTTTAGGCGACTAGAAGAAGTCACAGGCAAGGCGGAGGGCTTCTGATGTTTGATGATTTTATATCTGCTCTAGAGGAAGATGAATTTGAAGAACATCCTGTGAATATTGAAGAATTTGTTACAAATGAAGATTACCTTCACCTTCCGCCTCTTTCAGAATTTCAGTACCAGGCAATTAAAGCAATGACGCAGGTATACAAAAAAGATACCCTGGTTAAATTATATGGAGACGAAGAGGGCGTAAAAAGAAGCCGTCAGACCTGTAACGAAGTAATTCTTCAATTAGGAAAGGGCAGCGGCAAAGATTATATATCTACCATATCTGTCACCTACCTTGTATATCTTTTATTGTGCCTTAAAGATCCCGCCAAATATTTTGGTAAGCCTCCAGGAGACTCCATTGATATTATTAATATCGCTATTAACTCCGAACAGGCAAAAAATGTATTCTTCAAGGGCTTTCGTAAAAGGATTGAAGACTCCCCCTGGTTTGTTGGAAAATATAATATTACCGCACAAAGCGTGTCGTTCGATAAATCTATTACATGTCACTCGGGTCACTCAGAAAGAGAGTCTTGGGAGGGATATAACGTTATCTGTGTGATTCTTGATGAGATTTCTGGCTTCAGTACAGTATCAACAAGCGGTAACGAGCAGGCAAAAACAGGTCAGGCGATCTATGATATGTATAGAGCCTCTGTAGATTCACGGTTCCCAGATGTTGGAAAGGTTGTACTTCTTTCATTCCCAAGATACCGCGACGATTTTATTCAGCAAAGATATAATGCTGTTATTGCAGACAAAGATGTAATCGTTAGATCTCACACTTTCAAACTTGATGATGAATTGGACGACGTTAAAGAAAACGAGTTCACCATTGAGTGGGAGGAGGATCAGATTAATGCATACAAATATCCTAAAGTTTTTGCATTAAAGAGGCCAACCTGGGAAGTAAATCCAACTAGGTCGATAAATGATTTTAAAATTGCTTTTTATAATAACCCTACAGATGCTCTTGGTAGATTTGCATGTATGCCTCCAGATGCTGTGGACGCATTCTTTAAGTCTAAGGAAAAAATCCTTGCGTGCTTTAATCAGCCTATGAACGGCGTTGATGATGAGGGCAGGTTTAAAGATTGGTTTATTCCTCAGGACGGAAAAGAATACTATGTCCATGTTGATCTTGCTCAAAAGCATGATCATTGTGCAGTTGCTATGTCTCATGTTGATAGATGGGTACATCTTAAAAGTTTTATGGGGCATAACGTTGTGAGCCCCATAGTAGTCGTTGATTGTGTGCGATGGTGGACTCCTACATCTGATAAATCTGTAGACTTTTCAGAAGTTAAACAGTTTATAGTAGATTTAAGATCGCGTGGATTTAATATTAAAAAGGTCACGTTTGACAGATGGAACTCACATGACATTATGACTGAATTAAAAATGATTGGCATACAAACAGAGACATTATCCGTGGCTAAAAAACATTATGATGACATGGCAATGCTCGTAGGGGAAGAAAGAATTATTGGCCCGAGCATTAAACTGCTTACAGATGAACTTTTGCAACTAAGAATTATCCGTGATAAAGTTGACCATCCTAGAAAGGGTAGCAAGGATCTATCTGATGCTGTGTGTGGTTCTATCTATAACTCTATTTCTAATACTAGAAAAGACTCTGGCGAAGTTGAGATAGAAGTGCATACATATAAACAGTTTATTCGGGACCAGAGAGAAGAAGAGGCTAGAAAAAATATTATTCAGCCTCCTTCTAGTGGTCAAAACAACATCGATGACTATATCCAATCTATAGGGATGGTTTAATATGGATATGAATGAGGAACTTATCCAGATAATGCTTGAGCGAGGCTATATTGAGGTGGTAGGATATAATCCTGTTGGAGATCCAATCTATAAGGTTACTGAATTGTTCTATCAAGAACAGCAAGAACTTGTAGAGTGGATGAGACAAATGGACTCAGACATATTGAATTCTTTATGGTTTAAAGGATTTATAGATTTAAAGATGGATGAAGATGGAAATGCCTATATCTATCTTACCGATAAATCGGAGGAATGGGTCCAGTCAGAAGAACTTACCGAAGATGAAAAATCAATGATGTATCTTATTTATAGTACAGGAGCATACAATGGAGGACCATGGAGTGGCGGTTTCCCAGACCCAGGATACACGGAACGTAATTGATTATTACAAGCAATGGGAAAATGATCAGATCAGGGCGGACCTTGATACTAAGCGCCTACCATTTATTGTAGGTTTTGAAAATATTTCTGGTGATTTTAACAAGGCCTCTGGAATTAGAAATAGTAATGCATTTCTTGCAAAAGAATCTTGGATCATTGGTAATAAGAGGTGGGACAGGCGCGGGGCAGTAGGTACACAAAATTATATTCATCTTAAATATGCTCCATCTTTAGACCATATTTATCTTAATGAGCCGCATATTAGAGACATGCGCTGGGTGGCGGTAGATAATGTGCCTGGGGCTATTCCGATCACGCAATACGAGTGGAATCCAAACACTTTTATGATCTTTGGTGAAGAGGCTAGGGGTATTAGCCCAATGGGTCTTGGTATGGCCGATGATGTTGTGATGATTCCTCAACTTGGTAGTGTTAGAAGTCTTAATGTTAGTGTTGCTAGTGGAATTATTATGTATGATTATGCAACCAAAATTGGAATGCTATAATATTATGGAATGCATGTTTTGTGGGCAGCCAGCCGAATGGATTGGTCAAATAAACGAAACCAAAATGTATGTCTGTCAAACACATTTTCATGCATATTACATAAGTTTTTGGACATGGGAGAAATATAATGGCTGAATCATACATTCCGACAGATTCTATGGCGTCTAACGCCCGTCGTGGCCTTGCTCTGCGAGATGAATTTAATCGCGGAGGAACCTCTGTAGGTATTGCACGCGCAAGAGATATTGCAAATAAAAAAAATCTTAGTGAGTCTACTGTATTAAGAATGCATTCATTTTTCAGCCGTCACGCTGTTGATAAAAAGGGCAAGGGCTGGAGTCAGGGGGAGGAAGGTTACCCCTCTAATGGTCTTATAGCATGGCTTTTATGGGGTGGGGATTCAGGAAAATCCTGGGCAGAATCAAAAAGAAATGCTATTATGAGGAGAAGAGAGCAGTCCAGTAAGATGTGGAAAGGCTCCGCTTTCGATATAACAGAATAGGCCCCGATGTGCCAGCAATGCCGAGTTACGCGGTTGATTCCAGTATGAAGTTAGTCAAACGTGCAGATAACCTTGGGATGGTGTAGTTACCCGCTGGCACATCGGTCATGGAGAATGGTGTAATGGCAGCACAAATGTCTTTGGAACATTTAGTTTAGGTTCGACCCCTGATTCTCCAGCGTTTTAGATAGTGGTCTGTGGCGCAATGGCAGCGCAATCGGCTGTTAACCGATGGGTTGTAGGTTCGAATCCTACCAGGCCAGCGTGGAAATGCACAGCAATGATGAATGTCAAAAGTATTGGCGGGATAGATTCTCAGAACAAATAGAAGAATGCATTGAGACCCCCTTTGCAGAAGATTATTCTTCTGAGGCTGAGTGGTTTAAACAAGGCTTAAAGTATGCCATGATGATTATTCGGTGGGACTACGATGAGTGAGACTGCTCACAAAAGGCTTTTAAAATTTGACCCCTCATTCGCTACCTGATAAGATTAAAGTATCAACCCACAAGGAGGATATGATGAAAGCATTAGGAAATTATTTTGCAGAAATGTTTAGGTCAGCCACAAGCGGACCCTTTACAGTTCAGTCAGAATGGGAAAAGGCTAGGAGAGATGCTTCTAGATTTGGACCATCACATGTTGCAGAGATTGATGCCATCTTTTCACGACAGGCATAATCATTGACATCCGCCCACGATTACTATATTATTAGTGTCGTGGGCAAGTCATTTATAGAAAAGGATTAATTATGAAGAAGATTATTATCGCCGCCGCTGTCTCTGCGGTGGCTATAGTAGGTTGTACCTCACAAGCAGATCCATCCCCGACAGTAACAATTACTGAGCAGGCCCCCGCGCCTAATGTAGACGATGGTGCGATCACAAACTCTCAGAAATTTGTAGAATTTGTTAGGCAGAATGGTGGAACTTATGGAGAGATTGCCAACGAGTCCGATCTGATTGGTCTTGGAGATACTATCTGTAAGGGTTTCGCTGGCGGTCTTTCAGAAGATGAGATTACTCAGGTTTTGGCTCAGGCTTTAGTTAATAATAATATGGGCAATGATGCAGGGGCTAAGTTTGGTGCGGCTCTTATTGTTGGAGCGAGAACATATCTGTGCCCCGTGACATTCTAATGTCATACTTTACATTTTATTGCCTAGTAAAATCGGAAGGCGGATATGTGATCAGGCCCCACATTAATATATACAGCAACATGGTGGAAATTATCAAATGGGATAAAAGTGTATACATATAGTGCAGAAGTTATTAAAGTTGTCGATGGCGACACAGTAGACCTGGATATTGACTTGGGTTTTCATGTAACAATTTCCAAAAGGGTGAGACTTCTCCTTATTAATGCTCCCGAACGATTTACTGAACTTGGGAAAAGGTCTACAGAATTTTTGGCGAAGACGCTTCCCGCTGGATCTACTGTTACTGTTAAGACTCAATTAGATCAAGACGATAAGTACGGTCGGGTACTGGCAGAAATATTTACTGCCGATCAAATCTCTAGCATTAATAAATTAATGATTGATAGCGGGCACGCCGAGTATTATAAATAATTGACTAATAGGAATTACTACTGTAAAGTAGAATAATGTTGCCGCCAAAGGAGGTCAATATGACGACAAAAAACCAATTTGGAATGGCAATGAACTGGAT